ACTAACCCCTTATTATAATGATGAAGAAAAAAATAAAATAGAAGAAGTAATTAAGGATAAATTAGGTAAAAATGTCCTTTTTTTATATATGGAAAAAGACGATGTAGATTTTATTGATTTAACTAATAAGGGTAGAAAACTTATTTAATGCTAACTAACGAAGAGAAAGTTTTAAAGGTAATGTGTGAGAAAGATTTACTTTTCTTTACTCGATACATTTACAAAGAAAATCATAGGCGTAACTTTATTGTTGCGCCTCACTTCGTTATTATAGCGAATAAACTGATGGATGTTATAAACGGGAAAACAAAACGTCTTATAATAAATATTCCCCCTCGTTACGGAAAAACAGAATTAGCAGTAAAGTCTTTTATCTGTTACGGATTAGCAATTAACCCACAATCTAAATTTATTCACTTATCTTATTCTGATGACTTAGCACTCGATAACTCCAGTCAAGCAAAAGAGTATATAGAAAGCGAGGCGTTCCAAAAGTTTTGGGAAATGAAACTCAAGAAAGACGCACAAGGAAAAAAGAAATGGTTTAACGAAAATGGGGGCGGAGTTTATGCAACCGCTTCGGGGGGTGCTATTACTGGATTTGGTGCAGGTGTTGCTGATAGTGATAAGTTTAGTGGAGCTATTATAATAGATGACCCTTTAAAGCCAGACGATGCCACAAGTGAAATAAAAAGAAGAGCGGTTAACGAAAGATACAACAATACTATTCGTTCCCGTGTGAATGATAGGGATACGCCTATTATTGTAATTATGCAAAGATTGCACGAAGAGGATATGAGTGGTTTCTTATTAGATGGGGGAAGCGGGGAAGAGTGGGAGCATTTATGTTTGCCTGCCTTAAATAAAAAAAACGAACCTCTTTGGAGTGATAAGCATACATTTTTAGAACTTGAACAAATACGCCAGGCGAATAGATACAATTTTGCTGGTCAGTACATGCAAGCTCCAGCCCCTGATGAGGGAGGGGAATGGCGAAAGGATTGGTTTAGAATAATGGATAAATCAGAAGTGCCATTAAACTCTTTGAAGTGGGAGTTGTTGATAGATGGTGCATACACAAAAGATACTGCAAACGACCCAAGTGGATTTCAGATAGGTGCTAAGTGGGGGAATGATTACATTATCTATTCCAGTATAGATAAGTATTTAGAAATGCCCGACTTAATGAAGTTTTTACCAAACTATATCGATGCTTCGGGATTAAAGATAAGTCTATCGTTAGTTGAGCCAAAGGCAAGTGGCAAAACTATTGTGCAAATGATACGACAACAAACTGGATTAAATATTACCGAAATGAAAAGTCCGTTTGTGAATAGTTCAAAGATTGAGAATGCACGAGCGTGTTCACCACATATCGAGGGTGGTCGTGTTATACTTGTTAAAGGAGCTTGGAATGAAGCATTCCTAAATCAAGTAGGTACATTCCCTAATGCTAAACATGACGAACACGTGGATTTAACTTGCTACGGTATAGAGCGTAACTTAATGAATAAGGTATCTTTCGACATAAGGTAAAATGAAACAAAAGGCTAAATAAATCGTTATTATATTATGAAAGTAACAATACCAGAAAATATATCAGAGATAACTTTAGGTCAGTATATGGCTTACGAGGAATTAAAGACAAAGAACTATGAACCGAATGCTTTCTTAAGAAGAAAAATAAACCTATTTACAAACATTCCGTTCAAAGATACGCAGCATTTAACCGCTAAAGACTTCGCTTATCTATCTAATATGATTGATAATGCACTAAGTCAAGATGCTGAATTCACAAATAGATTTGAAATGATGGGTATTGAGTTTGGGTTCATTCCAAACTTTGATAAGATTTCAATAGGTGAGTATGCAGATATTTGCACACACGCAAAAGACATTAATAAGATACACAACTTAATGGCTGTCTTATTTAGACCTATTATAAATAAAAAAGAAAGTTCTTATGATATTATGCCGTACAACGGCACTGAGGAATATGCGGAGTTAATGAAGCAAATGCCGTTACACATTTCAAACGGAGCAGTTTTTTTTTTCTTGAATTTAACGATAGAATTAGAGAAAGCTACCCAGAAGTATTTAACGCTTCAACTGTTGAAGGAAACGAAACAGCCGAAATGTTCGCCGATTTCGGTTGGTATCCAACTTTTAAGAAACTGGCTAAAAATAACATCTTTAAAATTAAAGAGGTAGCGCAGTTGAACGTACACGAAGTATTATACTTTTTAGCGTGCGATATAACAGAAACAAACGCAAAGATTGCGATAATGAATAAACCAAAGAACGGACAATTTACACAGTTATAAATGAACGGATATACACAAGTACTTGACTATATTAGAAGTCTTGCCGAGCCATTGGTTAGTAAGGTGACAAAGGTAGAGCTAGATAAGATAGACCAAAATAAGAAAAACTTATTCCCATTGCTTAACATTGTAATTGATGGCGGTGGTTTTCCTAGTGATTCTACTATATTATTAAACGTGCAACTTACTTGCTTGGATATTCGAGATATAAATAAAGAGGTTAGTGAAGATGATTTCTATTATAACGATAACGAACCCGATAATATAAATAACTGTTTAGCTGTTTTGAATCGTATTTGGTTACAGATGCAAAAGGATTTTGAAGAAAACAATATTACTTCATCTGAAAACCCAACGTTTGAAATAGGACGTTTACAGCACGCAAATTTATTAGATGGTGTAAGTATTAGCTTTGATGTAATAGTGCCTAATACCAATATAAATTTATGTCAGTAAAAGAAAGTTTAGACTTATTCGGTAAGCGTATAGTACAGCAAAGTAAATCGAACCTATCAAAGAAAGGCAAGAAAGACACAAGCGAACTATACAACAGTATTTCTTATGATTTGGAAGTACACAAAAATAGTTTTAGCTTATCCTTTAAGATGTCGGATTACGGTGTGTTTGTTGATAAAGGGGTAAAAGGTAAAACAAGCTCGGCAAAAGCTCCAAACAGTCCGTTTAAATTTGGTAGCGGTTCAGGTAAAAGTGGAGGGCTAACAAAAGGAATTGAAGGGTGGGTAAAAAGAAAAGGCTTGCAGTTTAAAGACAAAAAAACTGGTAGGTTTATGAGTTATAAAAATACCTCATTTTTGATTGTTAGAAGTATTTACAACAAAGGTATTGAAACAAGTAATTTCTTTACAAAGCCTTTTGAGAATGAATTTAGAAAACTTCCTGACGAAATAGTTGAAGCCTACGGCTTGGAAGTTAATAGCTTAATGAAATCAATATTTGCAAAATGATAAAAACACTATCACCACATTATTTAGAAATACCATTTATTAATCCGACTTCTTTAGTTGTGTGTGATAGATTTGTCCTTAAAGTTTATATTTGGGACGGAGCAAAAAATGCAGTACCAAGTACAGCAACTTATTCTATTACGAAAGTAAACGCAGTTGATAGCGATGGATTTGACCGTATAAATATTAGTAGAATTATTAATGATTTTATTGATTTCAATATTACTGTATCGGGGTCAACTTCTTTAGAAGATGGAAACAATCAGGTGTGGGTAAAGACTGAGGTTTATTATAACGATATGCCAACAGCGCCACAATTACAATCTACAAAATTAGCAGTAAAAGGATATGGATATTTCCAAGATGGAGAAAACCCAAGCATACCAGCAAATAAGATATTATTAACTGGTGACGAGTTTAAAGTTAACAGAAATGGTTTTTTCATTTTACCTATTTTATTAGATGAAACAGAACCGCCTGAGCCATCACTTGTAATTGATAACATTGTAGATGACCAGCTTTATTTTACAACAAATTTTGAATACAGTGAAATAACTTGTGATTTTACACCCGATGGGGGCACGGAGGTTTACTGGTCATTTGTTGTAGTTGGTAACGATAACCCATTATTTTTTTTGCCTCCTGACACTCCTGGCACTTATGATGTTCAAATATCGGCATATAATTCATTAACTGATACAATTGTGTACTCACCTATTTATTCAACAATTATAACGTAATGGCAATATTAATAAAATCATATCCGCTAAATGTAATAAATACAACAGTGCCAACTCCGACTTCAATTGTTAGTGGTGAGATGGTACAGTATTTATGGGTGGACGTAAACGAAGCAACGGACGAGCAATATATTGAAATAACATATAACGGAGTTACAAAAACAATACTTATAACTGATGAATGCAAGTACACTCCGATAGATGTCTGCTTCTTAAATAAAGAGGGAGCGATACAAACATTTACTTTTTTTAAAGCAAGAAAAGACAGCGATATTATTAGTTCAGAGAAATACCAAAGCAATGACGTTATAGGAAACCATCAGGATATAACATACAATGTACAAGCGAGAAGAAAAATTTCTTTAAATACTGGATTTGTTACCGAGGACAAAAACGAAACAATAAGACAATTATTGTTATCTACTAAGGTATGGTTTATTGAAAACGGAGTTAAGATTCCAGTTAAAAATGGAACTTCCAATTTCCAAGTAAAGACAAGAATTGCCGATAAATTAATTAATTACGAAATAGATTTTGAATACGCATTTAATCAAATTAATAACGTATGATTTTAAAGATATACATAGAGAATCAGCTTGTTGATTTATTTGATGACGAGAATGTAAATTTAAATAGTTCTATTGCTGATATTGATGATATTACAAAAATCAATTCAGATTACACAAAGACGTTTACAGTACCGGCTTCTGACAATAATAATAAGTTATTCAAGCATTATTACAATGCTGACATAGATAATACTTTTGATGCAAGAACAAAGAAAACAGCACGCATTGAGTTAGATGGTATGCCGTTCAGATTTGGTAAAATAAGACTTGATAAGGTTGCTATGAAAGATGGCGCACCGAGTAGCTACACTATCAATTTTTGGGGAAGTCTTATAAATTTTAAAGACTTACTTGGCGATGATGATTTAAGTAAATTAGATTATTCCGCTTATAACCACGAGTACACCGATACAAATATAAAGATAGGTTTGCAAACTGGGTTGTTTGATAACGATATAATCTACACTTTATTTTCAAATAAAAGACAGTACCTATATGATACTGATCCATCTAATAACACCAATACAGATAAACTTGTTAACGTTGCTTATAATGGATTTGGGCGTGGGGTTATATGGTATGGGTTGCGACCAAGTATTAGGCTTAAGGTTTTAATTGATTTGATTAGCGCAAAATACGGCATTATATTTAGTGATGACTTTTTCAGTCGAATAGAGTTTACCGAGTTGTATATGTTAGCGAATGGTTTAAATGAAAACTCCGACTTCGTTTATACTACAAAGCAAATCAATTGGACTGGTGGCGATACTGTTTTTATGAACTTAGCGACAAATACAGCAACTTTTGGCTTGACTTATGTAAGCTCGGCAACTTATAACAAGTGGCAACATACTATTTTAATCCAGCCAGATTTAGATAGTATCTTTATGAGCTACACACTTGTTACTTATGTAAACGGTGCTGTTTATTCAGAAGAAACATTAGTAGGTCAAAATACAAAGCAAATATCTTTTCAGGCGTTACCTTATGAGGCGGTAGGTACTTATACTTTAAGTTATGATATAAAAGCGCCGTTTGGTTTTACTTATACTTCATTACTTGTAAATACCCTTTATACTTATTTGGTAGCATTAGCGCCTCCAGTTATTACAGCTTATTCAAATACTGCCTCGAGTTATACTTTTGAGGGCGACTTTGATTTTAATTTGTATATGCCAAAAATAAAGATAACAGACTTTTTAAAAGGGTTGTTTTCTATGTTCAAACTCGTGGCTATTCCTGACGAGAATGACATTATATACGTAAACTGCTTACAAGATTATTATAAAGAGGGTAAAGTTTATGACATTACAAAGTACGTACATACTGATACACACGATGTATCGAGAGGCAAAATATTAAATAGAATAGATTTTCTTTATGAAACACCAACAACTTTACTAAACAAACAGTTCAAAGAGTTAACTGGCGTTGCATACGGTGACGAGGTTACTATTTTAAAAGATGCCGATGGAAAAGTATTAGATGGTGAAAAGTTAGAGGTTAAACTTCCATTTGAAAATGTATTATTTGAGAGATTAACTGGTTCTAATATCCAATATGGTTATACTGTAAATGATAAATTAGAACCGAATCAAACTAAACCAATAATTTACTATAACAATAATATAGAATTAAACGGTACTAAGTTATCTTTTATAAATCAAAATAGTACAGCCTCAAATCTAAACACAACACTAAACACTCCAGCGCATAGTTTGGGGCTTACAAATCCTAACTTCTCTATATTGTGGGGTTTAGAATATTCTACGTGGGATTATGTAGCAATACAAAAGACGTTATTTGTTAACTATTGGAAAGATTATATTACTTCAATTTTCAATGTTAAAAAAAGGCTGTTTAAGTTTCAAGCTAAGTTGCCGATGTACTTGCTGACTAAGTTGCAATTGAATGATGTTCTTTTTATTAAAGATAGGTATTATAGAATTAATGATTTTAATGTAAACCTTTTAAACGGCGATACTACATTAAACCTTATAAATACTTTTGAAACAAACTTTGGAATATTCCAGCCGAATGAAAGCGTAATAAATCTAAACTATAAAGAGCAAACTACAAACGTTTATGTGAGTAACGGCTCGGTAATGAATATAGTTTTAGAGGACTTAGGCTATGGGACATCGTGGGCAACTGTGATACAAAACGGCAGTTCTATCGTTATTACAGTAGATGAAAATACAACAGGTTTAAGTAGATTCTTATTTATAAATGTAGATAACGGGAACGGTAAAACATTTCAAATCTACCTAAACCAAAAAAATAAAATTATAACTTTTGATAGTACAGAAAATACTTTTGATAGCACAATATTAACCTTTGACGCAGAATAACAATGGCACAACAAATTATAGGAATAGGGACAGTAGGGAATGATGCAACTGGCGACAGCTTAAGAG